CCGGCTTGCCTCCGGCATATTTCAGCGTGTCAATATCGCCCTTTTTCCCGCAGAACGGGCAGCCGGCAGAATCTTTCATACCCGCATATCCTCCCTTATTTTTATCTCCGCGGAAATTTCCACGTCAAACACGTTGCCCAGCTCGTTGAGGAATTTCGCCGCGTAGTTGCGCATGGCGATCTGTTCAGGAGTCACGCACAAGGAAAAAAAATTCCAGTCGTACAGCAGGTACCTTAACAGCCTCTGCCCGTCCTGGCTGGAAAACACCCGCTGGATAACAGGCTTGATGTCGGAGTTTGCCCCGGGCTTTCCGGCGACGTCGGCCTTGTTATTTTCAAACAGGCGCAGAAAAAACTTTTTCATTTAACTCCTCCCTAAAAAAGTTCGCCGCAATTTACCGGCCTTTGTTCCGTCCACTGGCCTGTTTTTTCTTCAAAGTACCGCGGCGGTTTTTCCGGCGCCGCCGGCGCGTCCGGATGAGGAACGCCGCTTTCAAGCGCCTGTTCCGCCAGTTCCCCGGCATCCACGTCCGGAACCGTCACGCCAACCGATTCCATAAGCGCGTTAATTTTGATAAACAGTTTTTCTTCTTTCTGCTGAAGCTGCTCGAGCAAATTTTGCATATCTTCGGTAAACTCCAAAACGAGCTCATACATTTTATTCACTTCGTCCGGATATCTTTTCATCGTTTCTCCTTTCCAGCCTAATCCCGGTTCCACCAGTAATCACCCGTTTCTGCCTGTTCCGCCGACACGGGGTACTGTTTTTTTTCCGCCGCAATAAGCGCGTCTATTTTTGCTAATAGTTTTTGTTTTATTTCCGCCCCCGCCATACGATCCCAAAAGCGTGCCCTCCATTCCTGCCACGCGCTATCGTCAAAGCAGGGATCTTCCATCACGCCGCCCCCTGCCCCTGGGCGAACAGCGACGCGGCCGGGCTGCCCGGCTTGGGCGGCTCGTTGAGCTTGCCGTAATTCTGCGCAATGGTTTGCTGGGCCTGCGCCGCCAGCGCCGCCTGCTGCTGCGCCTGCTGCGCCTGCGCGCGCCGCGCCTTGATGGCCTCAACGTCCTCGTCCTCGCGTATCGCAGTCTCCGGCATATGCGCCGCTCTCGCTTCGTTCTGGAGGATGACGTCGAAGTCGAAACGGTCAAGTGCTTCAAGCGCCGGCGGGAACGCCTGCCCCAGCTGGGCCACAGCCTGGGCGACAGGGAGGAACTGCTGCGTCCCCTGGTAACGGAGCGCCGACTTTTGTATCTGGGAGAGGACGCTTGCGAAAGTAAACTTCATGTAATTGCCTTCCGCGCCTGACGGCTGCAGCAGGGCCGCCGGCAATTCCGGTATCCGCCCCAGAGCGGCCATGATGTCGTACGTGCGCTGGACCACTACCTGCAAAGCCTTCTTCAGGTTGACGATCATGTTCGTCATTACCGTGGCTTTTTCGCCCTGCAAAGCCTGCACCGCGGTAGCCGTCATGCCGGCGATGTTCTGCTGCTGGAGCATAAGGAAGAAGTCAACGTAAAACCAGTCCTTGATGTTCTCCGCCTGCTGCTGGGTAATGTCCAACGTGATGGGATAATTGTTCCCCAGGTTAACGCCCGTCGGCACCTGTTCGCCGTCACCGTAATACATAATGGCGCCGGGCCGTATGTACTTGTCCTTGCCGAATATTTCGCTGGCTTTGCGCATGGTTTCCGGCATGGCCACCGGTGTCTTGGCGGCCATCTGCGCCAGCGTCAGGCGGGTGTCCTCGGTTTTTTGCAGCAGCTTTACGTCGTTGATCGCTTTGATGGCGGGCCCGACCGGGTACATCTTCCCGCCGACCCTGTCCCATGAGAATATGGCGTAGGGGAAACTGCGGTACCCGGATTCAGAAATAATGTGGCTGTTGGCAGCGTCAACGTAAATGCTTGCGAAAGGCATTTCAGTATTCCGTTCCGACACGCCTTTCTTGTTTTTACGCCTGAACACCGCATGGATAATTTCAAGCTCCTGCATCCGTTTGGCGCCGGCAGCAGCATCATTCCAGTCGTTCCGGATGTTCTCGTGCATTTTATCCAGCCCGAAGCGGCTGACCGCGTTCTCCGCAGTCATGAAAAAACGCCGGAACACCGTCTCGTACTCGTTGTATTCATTGGTGTCAAGATACGCTTCCGGAACGTCTATCTGCCGGTACCTGACCTGGCTGTTGAGTTTGTCCTCGTCGATAAGCATAAGCCCGAAGCCGAACGTGGTGGCCTGCTCGACGACTACCTTCATCTCTGTGTACAAATTGGAATTGTCGAACTCTTCGTATTCCGCCTTCTCTACTTCCTCCAGCCAGTCCTTAACGCCGTAGCCCCTCATTGTTTCTTCGCTGCCCAGCCCCAGTTTCATCCAGGTGATGTTCGGGTTAACCGCGTAACCGCAAAGCCCGTTAACCAGGGTCTCCTGGTAATTGGCGGGCTTGTTTGTGATCCGCCTGGGGATGTTAAAACCGTTGGTGTCAGTGTCGGCGCTCACGTCAAACGACAGCGTAACGCTTGAGACCAAGTCCTGGGCGTCCTTCCAGGTAGCCTCGAACGCCTTCCGTTTTTGGGCAAGCCTGCCAAACTCTTCGCACAGCTTGCGCGCCTTTTCTTTGTCCGATAAATTTTTATCGAGTATCATCCTGTCCCTCCTTAATATATTCCATTCCCGTCGAGTGTACTTTTAATCTGTTCCACCTCGCTCTGCAAATGTCCAACTTCTTCTTCTTCCAACAGTTTCTTATCATCGCTCCAAGGCAGTTTCGGCATAGGCGGCGCTTCTTCACGCAAAAAAAACTCTTCGAGTTTTGCTAAAATGAGCAAGAGCGGAATCCACAGTAGCAGGAACCATTTGCTGCTGGCTTTAGCCAGTTCAAACGGAATATACAAAACCACAAATAATAAAAAATTAAAAATTATGTTTTTTAGTTTTTGATTTTTCATCACCAGTCCTCCTGTGATAATAAAGGTTCATCCCTTTGGTACGTTCTGTTCCCAGGGGCGTTATTTCCCGACGTTCTTCCTCCGAGGTATCTTTCCGGATGGTTCGCGTAACGGCTCATAAGGCCGTAGCGGTCGGCGTCGTAGATGTGGTCTTCAAGTTTGCTGTCCACGTCCTCCGGATTGTTCGGGTCCGGCAGCAGCGCCGGCAGCGTCCGGATCGTTTGGTAACAGGTATTGAACACCTGGAACATGGGCTGCCCGTTTTCGTCATTCTGTTTCATGTAGTCGTGCATTTGCTGCAGCCCGGCCTTCCGGTCGTTGTTTGCCCTGATACAATGGAACCCCGCGTCCTTGAACGCCTGTATCGGCGCCGGATAGGACGGGTCGGTTTTATTCCAGCATGCGGGATCCGCTATCAAGTCCGTCACCCCTTCGTCCACCGCGTCGGCCCATGCTTTTTTAGACACCACGGCGGTGCCTTCCTTCGTGCCCTTGTTTACCTCCCCACGCATGCAGCCGTAGATTTCCCCGTACTGAATAACCTTCCCGTCGTAGTTAACCGCAAGTTTTACAATCGCGTAGGGCTTTGACGATCCCCAGTCCATCGAGTAGAACCGGCGCCAGCTGCCCTGCGGCAAGGCGAAGGGTTTTATAACGTGCCTGTCGCGCCGCCATTCATCAAACACCTGCCCGGCGTACACGTCCCAGTCGCCTTCGTATAACGGCCGACGCATGTGTTCAGGCAGGCTTAACAAATAGGTTTTGTATTTGGGATTTTTCTGGAGCAGCTTCGGGTTGTCTTCAAGGCGGGACGGAATGAAACACCGGCTTATGTATTCCCACTGTTTCGCTTCCTTGTCATACGCAACAGGAATATTGTATTTCACATCGGGCTTGAACCCGTCAACGAACATATTTTTTATCCAGGCGTGCCCGACGCCGCCTGGGTTGCCGGTACCGAGCATCTGGCAGAACACACCCGCCGGGCTGCGGCACCGGCTGAACATATATATCCAGCAGTGATCAGTCACCCAGTTACCCAGCTCGTCAAATACTATGAGCGTGTACTGCTGGCCCTGGTACTTCTCTACGTCGTCGTCGCTTTCAAGGTTAGAGAGTTCCACCGTCGCCCCGTTGGGAAACCTGAAAATATGTTCGGTCTTGTTGTACTTCGCGCCCATCGGGCCGAATAAAACTTTCCCGCGCTTAATAATTTCTGTAAGCTGCTTGTACGTCTTACGGAAAATAATCCCGGCCCAGTCTTTGCCGTAATTCATAACACCGCGCATATTGAATGCCAGAGAGCAGTCGGTTTTACCGCCGCCGGCGGCGCCGCCGTAGAATATCTGGTCGGCGTCGCACCGCATGGCGTACGCCTGCCGCGGCTGCGGTTCCCAAAGGACGCTCATACTTTCTTACATCTCCAACTTGGGATCGCCCGCTATTGATACCAATGTATCTGCGGCGCTTTTCGCAATCCGTGCCCGTGTACTCTTTCTCTGCCCTTTGGCGCTTCCCGGATTGTGCCCGGGTAAATACTTTTCCTTTTTTGGCGTTTTCTTTTCCACGGTAGGTTTTTTCTGTTTATTCTTCGCCTTCGACGCAATGGCTTTAATCTCCCTGCGGAACCTTGTCTCGTACTCGTTCTTCACCGCCGGTTTCTTTTTCTTCGCCGGTTTAACCGCGGCGGTTTTCTTCGCCTGTTTTGCTTTCGCCGGTTTTTTCCTGGACTGCTTTTTCCCCGCCGCTTCATCGGCGCAGGCGCTACAAAGGTCTTTTTCCACCCAGTGGCAAGGCTCTCCTGTCTTTTCAATACA